TTGTGCGGTAGGCCTACCTTTAGCTCCCGATTTTTTCATTTTTTCTCCTGAGCCTGCTTTAATTCTAGCACGCTTTGCGTGAATGTTTGCGTATAATCCTCGTTTAGCCATTAGTGACTACTCCCATTACCGAATTCTCTTTGTTTATCTTTTAATTTTTCCACATCTGATTGTAGCTTTTCTACGGCTTTACTTAAAGCTGAAATATTAACTTCATTATGTAGCATACTATCTACTCTTATTTGAAGTTTATCAGTTTGTTTATATAGCTCTTCGATCAACATGAACTGCTCAGAATCAGCGGGGTAAGGATCCGAGTAATCCACGAGGCCATTTGATTCTGAACTCTGTGTTTTCTACGAGATCCTTCTCCATTATTTGTAGTTTAGTTGCGTGTTTATTTAATTTTTCTTGAATAGAAAAAAAAGCCCAGGTTCCGATCGCGACCATCGCGATCAAACTAGCTACCGTTTTCATCGGCATCTGAACTTTAGCTTCTTCTGAAATTGTTAAAGGTTGTTTAGTCATTGTGTTTTGTACTTCCCCAAATAATCTTATACTTTAATTTTCCTCCGTCGTCACCTGTTGTGTGATCTGTAGGTTCGGTTATTTCTATTGAATGCCTAGCTCCATTATCACATCCAACTAAAAGAACCAGAACCAAGGCTAGGCCAATTATCAAAGCCTGTACCATTTTTTCAGTTGTTCGAATTCTTTTTCTTGCGTTTTTTCTTCTTCTTAAACGTTTTAAAGTCTTGTACTTCATTTTCAATCCCCGATACTTTTTCTTTAATAAGGACCATATCTTGGGAGAGGGAGAATGTTCGTGAAAGCGTCCATCCGCCGAGAGCAATGAGAATAGCAAGAAGTGCGGTGATGATTTTGTCATTCATTATTGGCAACTTTCACATTCTTGCGTGTCGTCAACGACGACACCACTACCTTCATAAGTAGAGTCTTCTTCTCTTCCGTTACAGTCACAGTTGGTACACTCCCCTTCTACATTGGGGCAGTGACACATTTTCTTACATTTTTTACACCATCGTTCAGTCATTTTTTTTCTCAATATTATAGAAGTACTTATCCGTATCTTCTGTTCTCCATTTACTTTTGTCTTCTACATTCCATTCTGAAGTTTGCACTTTCCAATCTGGCACTTCGTCTTTTACTGTGAAGGAAGGTATATCCCACAGAATACGGTTGTTAGGTTGTGCAGCATAATTTCCATCCTCAAGTGCGAGAATGTGTGCGCACTTATGTTCGTGCGGAATTTCAGAATGATCTGTATCTACTATATTACTCTCTGGATGTGCCCAGTCAACAGTAAAAAGATATGCACCGGGATGAGTTTTCTTATCTTTTCCAAAAAACTTTCCCGATTGTCCGTCTAAGATATCAAAAGAAGTAATAGCAGGATAGTAACTAAAACAATTCCATAACTCCAGCTCATCCAGTCTATATCGAGGAACTTCCTTCGGATCATAGCCTCTTTGAATAAACGCGGAGATAGGCAACCTATAAAAGACAGCACCATTTTCCATAATTGCATGAAAGAGTATGGGACGCCCTGTAATCGATGCCAGGCCAAAGATAATGCAGTCTTCAACTTCTCCATGATGTTTTTTAAGATCATAAAGATACTCTCTCCTGATCTGTGAATACATTACAGGAATGTTTGCATTTAAATAAGCCATAACTCATTATAATACTAGTGCACCTAGAATAAGACCAGCAACAAAACAAACAATTTCTCTTCTGTTATGTAGTTGCCAAATCATAAAATGATCCATATATTTTTTTATCATATCTGCCTATTATGTTATTGCTAAAATAATGATAACAACTACAACTCCAATCACAAGTTTTTTGTGATCAGTCCATAGATGTTCTACTTGATCTAATAAATCCATAGTTTCTCCTTATTTAATGTTCCCCCAACTCTGCCCCTTTTTGTAAGATACTTTGTTCTTAACCAAAAGAGGGATAGCTTCTTCCATTGTTTGTTTTATAATAGAAGCTTCCCTTTCGTTGGAGACAGATACACATAACTCATCATGTATCTGAATGTGCGGTAGTATACCTTTTTCATAAAGCATTACCATAGCTTTTTTAGTCATATCTGCAGCAGACCCTTGAATTAATCTGTTTAATGCTTTGTATGTAAAAGCAGGTTTATAATGATATTTAAAATTATCCATGTAGTTAGGATCTAGTTTATCATCAGCTATTTTTTCTAGTAATTCAGCTTTATAAGCTCGTTGAGCCTCTTCTAAAGTTAGAATAGGTACGGGTTCATATCTATTTATTTCATTATTCCATTCTCGATCTCGGGTTTCCCATTTATTAAATCTACAAAACCTATCTTCTAAGGTAAATAAAAGTTTATGTTCCTCTGCAAAGGCAATCAGGTCCTGAGACAATTGTTTTACAAAAGGAACTTGACGATGGTAATTGCTAAATAAGTTAGTAGCTTCATCTCGAGATAAGTTTAATTCGTGTTGTAATTTTATTCTTCCCATTCCATAAAATAAACCCAGGTTAATAGTTTTGGCCGTGTTCCGTGGTATGTGTGCCATGTCTGCTACTATCTGGTGAAAGTCGGCATCTTCATTATCAAATTCTTTTTGTAAATCTTCGGTGCCAGGGAGTTCAAGTTTTAATGCGTAGTGCACCACGATACGTGGCTCTTGTTGAGAGTAGTCAAAGCTTCCCCAGGTACAACCCTCATCAGGAATAAATAACTCTCTCATTTTTTTACCAATGAATCCTTTAGCTGGAATCTGTTGTAAGTTAGGATTAGACATAGAGAATCTTCCAGTTACTGTTCCACCTTGATCAGATCGTATTTGATTGATGTCTGCATGGATTCTTCCTTTATGTACAAAACTTAATAAGCCTTCAACAAAAGCACTCTTCCCTTTGTCACATTCTCTTGCTTTAACAATCATACGCAAGAATCTATTGGGATGAGTTTTTAAATATTCTTTAGGAAGTTGTGGCATTCCAGACTTAGGAGTCTTTTTATAATCTGTAATTTTTTGATTATATAATAATTTTTTAATAGAAGCGGCAGCCCAGATTTGTATATCGACGCCAGTTCTTTTTTTAATAATGTTAATTAAATTATCTCTACGTTTCTCTAACTTTTCTCCAAAACGCTTTGCTTTTTCGACATCTATTTTAACTCCTTTAAACTTCATGTCAACCAAACACGGGAATAGTTTTGTTTCTAATGTAAAAATTTTTCGTAGACTTTTCTGCTTCGGAGGGTATATAATTTCGTCTAATTTTTTTTCAAATAAATTCCATAACCTTAATGTTAAGTTAACATCTTGAAGTGCATAGTCTTTAACAAGATCATAAGATAACTTATGCATGTTAGACATAGGATCTTTAATTCCTAATTCTTCCCATGCTCTTTCTTTTAAATCATATTTATATTTTGAATCTTGTAAGTAATCTTTACTTAAGGCGTCTAAAGAATATCTCATTCTGGTTTCATCAATAACAGATGCAGCAATCATGGTGTCAACGATTTCTCCCACAGGCATCTCTCCTGTGACCGCTCGGATCCAACCCACATCGTACATAGCATTATGAAAAACCTTGCGTAAACCCTTGTTTTTAAACACTTTTTTATTAAGTTCTTCCCACGTTTCTTCGGCATCTAAATTGCTTGTCATGGCATGAGCAATTGGAAAATATAAATTTTGTTTTGAAGTTGCTATGGCAATACCACAAACAAATCCATGTCCTCTTATTGCTCCTGATCCTTTTCTTTTTAAATCTGGATCATAAGTTTCTAAGTCAATTGCAATTGTATCTATACCTTTTAAATTTAGTTCGGAAAGATCTGGAACACACATTACTTTTTAATTATCCCCCATGAGTTGGGTTTATCTCTTGCTTTACGTTCTTCCGCTTGTCTTTTTGATTCTTGATAGGATTCTTCTAATTCTTTTTTCTCTTTCTCTACTTCTTCTAAAAAATCTTTTTGGGGATAGTCTCGTTCGATAATCATTTCTATAAAGTGAATTGCTTTTTCTAAATCTTGTCTTTTTCCTTTCAATCTGTGTCTCAAGATATATTTTATAGCGCATCCTTCGGGGTATAGCAACTCATTTTCGATTACGAATTTACTTGGCTGAATTTTAAAATTCTGATAGTGTGATCCGCCAATTTGTTTATCATATGGATTTTTCATCGCTCTCCTAACTCCCATCTTCCCTGTGAGGGGATGGTCCAGTAATCATAGATAGCTCTACTGTATGCGGTATATTTTAATCTTAACTGAACATAATAATTTTCCTTTCGAGTCATGGTTAAATCTACAATAACATTATCAAACGTTAATCCTTTTATAGTATGAATGTTTCCATACTTCACACGAATGTCTTTATTAAAATCAAATCCCTTTCTTAAAACACTTTTAATATAAGTCATTCTCCTGTCATGTTTATCAACTCTTTTTCTTATAAGATCAAAGTCTCTGTGAGTTTTACAATCTCTTTTTAAATATTTTTTTTCTATTAATTGGTCCACCGTATAATCTTGTTTTATCCACTCGTCAAAAGTGTTTACCTTTCCTTTACCAAAGATTTTAACTTTACTAGAAAGATAATCCCAGAATTCTTTTATCTGTGTAAGACTCATGGGTTTACCATCTAAAAAATCTTCCCATAAATAATGAGCTCTTAATTCTTTTTTAGACACAAAAGGGGAACTGTCTATGTGAGAAAACTCTATGGCATTTTCAATAAAGAATTGTCTTATCTTTATATCGCTTGGTGTTCCTCTAAATGTAAATAAAAATGTTTCATTGGTATTATAAATTTTATCTAATAAGTTATCTAAATGGGTAGAACCATTTAAATTAGGTAAATGATATCCTTGCCCTGGAATCGTTTCACCAATCTTTCCTTTGCCATGTCTTTCAGTATAAACAGCGGGAGTCCATACTCTACTGTACCCATACTTATCCCACAGAGGTTGAATAATATCTTTACATTTTTGATTAACAGCTTGACTACATCTTTTTCCTTCTTTTAATTCCTTAAAAGGCTTAGCTGAAAGTTTATGAAAGTAATCTGCATCTGATCCAGAAAATTCAAATATAGTTTGATCGGCATCGCCTACCATGTAGTAGTGTCCATCCTTAACGTTACGGGCCATTTTAGTAATGGCTTTTAATTGAGGAACATTACTATCTTGAGCTTCGTCTATTATTAAAACATCAATCTCCGGATCTTTGGCTAAAGTTTCAAAGTCTTCCACCATATCTTCAAAATCACAAATATTATATTCTTTTTTATAATTGTTATAAACTTCATATAATTCGGTTAAAAGTTTAATATTATTATAGGGTCTATAGTCATTCGGAATACATTTTCTCCAGAATTGTTCTAGTGTTAAACCTTTTCCCCTTGCTGCCTTTACATATTTATAAAATCCATGCTTCTCTAAATTTTTTTCAGTACTATAAAAATGTCTATTGAGGTTAATTAAATTAGCATGATCTGTTACTTCATCAAATTTTTCTTTATGGGGTACTTTATTTCTACAATATTTATGAATTGTACATATTCTATTTTTAAAAAATTTCTTACGTAGCCCCCTTTCTTTCATTTCGTCTAATTCTAAAATCGCATCTCTAATTTCATCGGCCGCTACATTGGTATGAGATAATATAATAATGTTTTCTGGAGAGTATTCTTTTAATAAATCTTTATAAAGTTTAACAATAAAAGTATGAGTCTTTCCTGTCCCCGGAGGACCAGCTACAAATCGTGGATTATTCACTTGTTAACTCCTTAAATTCTCCTTCAAGAATCATATCTTCTTGTTTTACATCTGCATCTTTTATTCTCCAGGTGACACAAGATTTTTCTTTATATTTTCCTCTGTTCTTATGAGCTTTTAATACTGTTTGCACTTTAAGGACTAGATCGACTCTGTCTTTAAAATTCACTTTTTTATTTTCTAAATAATCTTCAAACTTATCTAAATTAAATTCTAATTCTTTTAGTGTAGGATTGTAATAAGGGAGTCCGTAATGAAATAATTCTTTTTTATCTGTGTAGGCTTTAACTTCTTTAAGATAATTTTTAAAATGTTTTATAAATCTATAATCTTCTGCAGCTTCTTTTACATAATCAGCTGATCGTGTTCTCTTCTCATATTTCTTTCTCATAATAATTTCAAAGTCTGCGGGTTTCATCTTTGGAACCCACACTGACGCCTGGGTAATGATTGCATCATAAAATAGTTTTTGGTTCATGAGCGTTGGTCCGTCAACCGTGATGCGTTTTTCTTGAATCTCTCCCTCGACTATAGCATTAACATTAATGAGATATCTATCACTTCCATACTCAATAATATCGCCAATAGATTCTTGTGCAATTTCTTTGCCAGCTATATGCTTGACTCCCACCCAACTAAAAATTTCTGAAACAGCATTGTTAGAACAACCAATAATCTCTGCAAGTTTAGGTATACCTAAATTTTTATTTGCTTTTTTACCACTTGTTCCTTTAGACATTCTTTTGTTGGCTTCGTCATCATTAGACTGAGCAGCCACATTGAAAACAAATTCATCGATTTCTTCTACTTCCCAATTAGTATGCTTCAATAGAACTCCTGCAATACCTGTACAATAAGCGTCTCTTTGGCCCTGTGGTGCATATAAAAGGCAAAGAGCTGTAGAGAGGGCCACTTTGCCTACATCTGCTCTTAAATCGCCTGTATATTCGTGTATGGAGGTGTATTTCTCCCACTTAACAATTTCATTGGCTTTACTATGTTTGGATTCAGGAACAATGGTG